CCGATCGCAAGTTTTCACATGATAATGTTAAAATTGCACCACCCTCAGTCCAGGATGCCGTTAGAACCTTACCTGTCCATTTGGTTATAAAACCAGCCTCAGTCGTGGCATCTACATCGAAAAAATGTCTTTCCAGAATATTAACTGTAACCACATCCGACGGGGGCGTTGGGTTGAACAACTCACCAACTGTAGCACTTCCAGCTAAAGAAATTTCCATCGAGTTTGCCGACGAACCAGAGTTTAATTTTACAGCACCACTATTGGCAGAAGACGCTCGGTAAATGTTGCCCCTATAGGAGTAATCAAACTCCATATTCGTGTAATAGTAATTACCCTGATTACATAATATTTGGTATAGAACAACCGGCGACGCGTCTTCTATGGTTGCTTCGATTAATTCATATGTCACGCTTGAATCTCCATAAAATCAACGGAAATCCGACAAACACCCGTGGTAGTCCATGAATATGTGATTTTATCAGAATTTAGGCGATATAAGTCAAGATAGCACATTTTCAAGAAATCCGTGTTAGCTAAATCAAACCCAAAAGGTGCGTCAAATGTCAAGCGGATAGTTGTCTCATCGATCATCTCACTACTGATAACATCGCGCATCAATTCACCAGCCGTGGTGTACATTATCACCCCGGTACGGGCACTGGCGTAGGTTCGATAACCAGTATCTAACACGTCAAGGGTTATCTGTGCCGATCCTACGGCGCTGTTTAAAACCACGAAGTCCGCATTATGAGTTGGCATGTAGAAAGATTTTAAACGACCTCTACGGCGGCTGAAAAACCCTTTCATAGCGTAAACATCAGTGCGGTTGTCCAGAGTCCAAGTTTTATTTATAACCAGGTCTGCACGAGGTTTTTTATCCTGTTTGTTAAAAACCCCTTGTGAGTTATCAATGCCAATAGCGTCGCTGTCGAAGTCAAGCGTTACATTCACTGCTCTATCAGGTTTTATCAGTAATACCTCAACGCCATCATATTCATCATAAACCTGAGAAGAGTAATCAACGTGAGTCTGATCCTGCGGTCTACCGATCCAATTTATAGCAAGTTCTGCTGTTTCATCACTACTGTAAGACACCCCCACGTTACCAACCAAATATGATGGAATAAGGGGGCATATTTTAGCGCCGATCGCCCATGATTTTAATAAACCCTGCTCAGCTGTTATGGTCATTGCTGTAACACTTAAAATAATCCCCGTCTCGTAATTTTCATCCCGATCAATAATTATAAAAGCACTTCCAGGAGCGAACCTGCGACCTTCTGTATCACATGTGATCACCACATCACCAATTGTTAGTGGTGTTTCTAAACGGGTCATGTCTGACCATAACGGTGGCCCAAACGTGCGGGGCGCGTTTCCATAAAGTAAATTAATGATTTTCTGAGTCTTCGTGATTTCCAGGCTAGTGTGTCTGGTTTGCATTTCTATTCGCGGGTTCAATCGGAGTCCAGCACGTTGTTCACTGCCGTTATATGACCGAATAACATCAGTTAACCAAGACTCCGATTCAACGAAGCGTTGTGACCAGTTATGAGCGAACGGTACTGCAATAATGCGCAAGCCAGTTGTTGGTGTTCCTACAGTTTCTGAATCGAATACGAATTCAAGCTCAGAATCAATTGAAAACTCACCCTCGGTAGTTACTGTAAGTGTCCATTCTCGCAATTGTAAGGGATTAAACAGCAATGGCGGATCAGGTTGACCAGATAACGTAAAACCAGGGGATTCTCCGTTTATAGCGGTAAGTGTTCGAGGTGTTAACCATGAGTTCCATATGGTGTATGGAATTTCTTGAGTGGAAGCTATAAACCCGAGTTCCAGCGGGTTAGGATACCTGTGAATCCTGAAATAAAAATCCTCGAAATAACTCGGTAATTCTGTTGCGTTTATTTGCCACGCTGCCCGCGACGCCATGCGATACGTTTCACGAACGGCTCCGGGGGTGTCGCTGTCATACCAATCCGCTGAAACGCTAGGTTCATAAACGTGGCTAATGAAAGGAAAAAAATCACCAGAAATCGGTACAGTTATATAACCAGCAAAGAAATCTTCGCCGACTTGAGCACTTATGGCCGCCATATTTACGGACCTGTGTAGCGAATAGCCACGCCGAGAGTGTCGCTATGAGTTGGTTGTGTACTGGCGTTTGTAGACCTGCTGGCCGTGTTTTTTCTGTACTGCGGGTAAATTTTCCATTCTTCTGACCCGATTGTAATAATTTCACCAGGATCAAGGTTATCAATCATCAGAAATCGGATATTTTTTAATTGCGCTACAGGTGTTACGCCGTTGGACGCTCTATTGATAAGAAATTTAATCGGGATTAAAATTGACGAATTGTTAAAGGTGTTTGGCGAACTACACAATAAATTTGCACAATAGTGTGGTCCGTAAAAATCACCATTATCATCACCGCAGTCGGCATTCCAGCTGCTTACACTGTCAATAGCGGTACTGATAAAATAGTTTAAATAAGTACTGTTGGTGGTATCTTTACCAACACCCCCAGGAAACCCAGCAATTAAAGGTGCGTAAGTAGAATTTCCAATGTTAAAACCTGACGCTGATAAACCGTTACTGAACACACTAGCATATATGCTGTTCTCAACAAGAGATCCGCCACTGCCACCACTAAACCAATTGCCAGATCCACCGATTTCTGGCATGTCCGATTGACCAAACGATAGTTGCTGATAGTAATCAGTATTGTAATTGATGACGCAAAAAACTTCGTTGTCGGCAAAAATATGAATTTCATAGTTAATAGGAAAAACAATTGCGACGGCACTAACGTTGGTCGGGTTATAAATTTTTGCGTATCTTGGGCACGGTGTTGTCAGAGTGGAACCACTTTGCCCATTACCCCCCTCGATGTTTATTCGGTCTGTGCTGGATGATGTCAGTTTTATAAAAATTCCGTCTTTTGATAAAATTCCACTGGTGAGCGCCCAACCTTCTGTTACGCACGCATTTTCGATAGCGGTCTGAAGCGCTGTAAAACTGGATGCTGTTCCACTGTAATACGCCATTTAAGCCACCATTTCCAGTGCGATATAATCGCTAAATGTTGTTCGAGTTACATTCTGTAAAACAACAAAAGCTCGTCCGCCGACTGCTAAAATTGCATCAACAGCTTGTAAAACTGTCATTCCGGTTTGGTCAACAACAGAAGAACCTCCCATTTGGGCGACGTTTTCAACACCGTTATTGAATCCAGAAATAAAATAAACACCATCTAACCACCCCCAGATATTGGAGGGTGTTGTCGAACCGCTACTATCATGTAACAGGATTTGCTCCGGGTTATAATTGTTGCCGGCTGGAATAAAACAACGATTGCTGTTTGATGTGGCATTTCCGTACGCGGCACCAGTTCTGCTATTTCCGTTACTGAACGGATAAACATATTTTTGCGTCCAGTTGCCGTCAAAATCTCGCATCCACATTGCACCGCCGGACGTTGAACCGGTTCCTAATATTCTCCCACCGTAAGGAAATTGATAGTTTGTATCGCTGAATCGGGTGGCTGGAACCCCGCTGTAAAACATACCGGCTACAACCAGCATTGTTGGAAATTCACTGGGTAACGCCGCTGGAAATCCCTTACCAGCATACCCATGCACGTACACCGGGGTTCCAACTTTCAAACAAAAAACAATTCGTTGCGCGTTAACCGACAAAAAATAATCAATTGCGTTATTGTGAGCAGGAATTCCAGACAATTTAACACCCGGTTGTAAATCAAACGTATTACCAGGTAGATATCCGGTAAATACCGCACTGACTAGATTGTAGTAATCAGCACCGGAGTTTTGGTAAGTCCGAAAACCAATAAAAATTTCTTCAGTTCCCGATAAACCTTCACCTTGCAAAATTAATTCACGATTTGCTGAAACCGTGTCATATCGTAACGTCACCCAGCCATTCGCCTCGGCAACCGTTTTAATCAGTGCTAAAAACTGGTAATGAGTGTCGTCACCACCCGCTTTTAATAAACTACCGATTGCGTATGCCATTATTTTAAAAACCTAGTTAAAAATTAATTATGACCTATCCGTCACAAATATCAAGCCAATATTTGTTGGAAAGCCGCTTTATTCGCTTTTACAACATTCAGTATCGACTTCGTGCCTTCTGGGGTTGCGTTACCCTGGCTTGCTACACTACCTGAATCAACATAATTGATCACCTGAATATTTTGAGCTGAAGAACCTCCCAAACCGCCGTTCATGCGATGCCGCGGGTCATTTTGAGTCAATACTTCCTCACCTTTTCTAAGCACAGCGGGCACCTCATCAGGTGCTAAACCGGCGACACCCCCTTCATGGTATCGAGGAGCCGTGTTATAAACCCAAGAAGGCATTTCACGGGTTCTTAGCGCGCTACCAGCGACGCCTCCACCATGGGCTACCGAGGCGGAAAATACCTTATCTAATGGAACTGTACCGCCACCCGTAGCCAAGCTAACTGCATTTAAAGCTGCCCACTGCGCGAGTATCTTGCCGATAAATGCCAGAAAAGAATTAGCCATGTCTGCGAAGGCTTGTTTTGCAGATTTAGCCCCAGAAGCCACCTCAAAAAGAGCAGTACCAAGTCCATCGGTGAAAGCTGTCTTGGCTTTGGCGGCAAATATTTTAATACCATTGCCAGCCGCCCCGAGTTCAATTTGCAGTGTTCTTAGATTAGCTATCTGAGCAGGGTCGATGTTAATCAAACCGGCCTCTGATTGAGCCAAAATATCATTAACAAGAGCTAGTAAGGTTTCTCGTTGCTCGCCAATCTTTGCAATACTTTCGCTTCTAACACCAATACCGAGTGTCTCCATTAATTGAGCTTGTTCTAAAGCCGCATTGTAACTCGTCTGAGCCTCCGATAATTCCCGCAATGCGGTTGCTTTTACAGCATCGTTTTCAGCCACATTAACGATATCTGTTTGTTCTGGTGTCAAAGATCCTGAGAATTCATCTTTAATTTCAGCGAATCTGGTTCTTATTTTTTGAATTTGTACATCAAGGGATTGGTCCACGGCACTATTAAAAGACGCATCAGCCGCAGACAATGCTTCGTTAAGTTGATTTGCTAGAAACTGTCGCTCAGCTATTGAAATAGTCCTAAGAGTAGCCGCCATACTTTCAGCAACCGGACCGTCAACTTTAGTGAGCTCTTCGTTCAATTTAGCTTTTATATCAGCAAACTTGGCAACAGCCTCATCAATACTGGGGGATTCACCTAGTGCCACCGCGTCATTAAAAGCAGTACCAATATCATTAGCAGCATCCAAATAAAAGTCACGGATTTCTTTAGCACGATCGAACGCTTGAACTTTATCAATGGATGGTGTTATCGCTTGTAGATCGGCAATCTCTTGTTCTAAAAC